AATTATTAATCCTGACGGGGTGCCCCGATTCTTTGGGTCGTTCAAAGACCTGACAATGCAGAAGATCACAGAATTTAAATGGGTTCCTCGCCCCCGCGCAGAAAACGTAGTTCACAAAGCACTGCAACCAGCAATACGTTTCACAAAGGAAGAGTGCCTTGATCTTCCCGAGATGACGTATACAACGAGAGAAGTGCCCCTGACCCCTCAGCAGAAAAGATACTACGAGACGATTCGTAAGCACATGGTGGTTACAGCCGCTGGCGAAGACATCACAACGGTTAATGCGGCTGCCAACTTGAACAAACTCCTGCAATTATCTTGTGGCGCAGTTTATTCGGATAGTGGTGAAGTCATTACGTTTGATGCTTCTAACAGGCTTGAGGCTTTGAAAGAAGTTATCGACGAGGCAAGTCACAAGGTGATTGTATTCGTGCCTTATCGACATGCCATACAAATTGTTTTTGAAGAACTTACTAAGTCAGGCTACACGGCAGAGATCATAAGTGGTGCGGTAACAGCGACTAAACGAACAGAAATATTTAATCGGTTTCAAACGGAAAACAACCCACGTGTGTTGGTCATCCAGCCACAAGCCGCATCACACGGTGTAACGCTACATGCCGCTAACGTGGTGGTCTATTGGTCGCCGGTGATGTCAGTTGAGACTTACCTTCAGGCAAACGCCCGTGTGCATCGGGCGGGACAACACAATCCGTGTACCGTAGTGCATCTGCAAGGCTCCCCGGTTGAGAAGAAGATGTATGCCATGCTGGAGTCGAAAGTGGACATACACACAAAAGTTGTAGACCTTTATAAAAATATTCTTGAGGACGCTTGACATTGTATAATTTAGGTTATAGAATTTAGTTGTGGTCGTTATAACAAATAGGAGTGACACATGGAAATTAAAGCTGACAAGCTTGTCAAGACTTACGTAAAGATAAGGGACAAGCGCAAAGAACTTGTTGATCAGTATGAGAAAGAAGACAACAATCTTAAAGAGGCCCTTGAACTCATCGAAAGCGAACTGCTAGAGATGTGCAAAGAGACGGGTGCCGATAGCCTACGCACAGAATTTGGCACGGTGACACGCCGTGTGGCGAAACGCTATTGGACAAACGACTGGCACTCTTTCCACGAATTTCTTAAGGAACACGGCGCATTGGAGCTATTGGAAAAGCGTATTGCCCAGACCAATATGTCTACCTTTCTTGAGGAAAACCCTGACCTGTTACCGCCGGGTCTTAATGTTGATAGTCGTTATACCGTAACCGTAAGGAGAAAGTAAAAAATGAGTGAACTTGCAATGCTTGATCAAAAACTACCTGCCCACTTGCGTTCGCTGGAGGCATTAGACGAAACCACTAAAGCCCTCATGGGTAGTTCTGGTGGTGGTTCTAAGCGCATTTCCATTGAAGGTGGTGTGTGGCGTATGCTAGTCAACGGCAATGAAGTAGCCCGTAACGAAGAGCGTTCTATGAACGTGGTGATTGTTGCCGCCGCCCCCAAAGTATCTCGGACGTTTTACGCCGGGGTTTACAAAAAGGGTGTTGCCACTGCACCTGACTGCTGGTCTGCTGATGGTGATAAGCCTGATGTTACAGCTAAAGCCCCTCAAGCGAAGACATGCGCAAGCTGTCCTCAAAACATCAAGGGGTCAGGCCAAGGTGATTCTCGTGCTTGTCGTTTCTCACAGCGACTGGCTGTTGTTCTTGAGAATGACGTAGGTGGAGATGTTTACCAGTTAACTTTGCCGTCGCAGTCAATCTTCGGTGAAGGAGAGGCTGGTAAGTGGCCCCTGCAAATGTACGCCAAAATGATTGGTAGTAAAGGCGTGCCTATTACGGCGGTTGTAACTGAGATGCGGTTTGATACCGATTCGTCTACCCCCAAGCTGACATTTAAACCAGCACGGTTCTTGGAGACGGATGAGTTTAACCTTGCATTAGAACAGGGAAAGACTGATGCCGCAACTAAGGCAATCACTATGACCGTTGCCCAGATGGATGGTGTAGACTCAAAGCCCGCTTTGGAAAACTTTAAGCCTGAAATTACAGAAGAAGCTGAAGAGGAACCTGTTAAGCGAACTACGAAAAAAGAGGAAGCACCAGCCCCTAAAAAGAATTTGAACAAGATTCTTGAAGAGTGGGACGACGAATAAGGGGGGAGTGATGAAAGGCTATTCAAGTCGTTTTATTAAAGCCATCGAGGCGGCAGATACAAGCAAGTTAGGTGTACAGCTTGCCAAGGTTTGCATCGCCAAAGACATTCCCGTAACGGATGTAGCCGATTTTTTTAAGGTTACTCGTATGACGGTTTACAACTGGTTCAAGGGAGTTACAAAAGTACCCGATGCCCATACGGAAAAGGTACAAAAGCTGGTTGCTAAACTTCAAATGTAAGGCTTATGGGGGGCTAGGTTCGCTACCGAAGAGGGCAGTGCCGTCGGCCTCTGCCCCCCAATTTTTTAGACGGTTAATTAAGGACGGCTATGGTAACAAGAACAGATTTTCTTTCCCTAGTTTTGCCGCCAGCAGGAATCTACTGCGTAGTAGGGCTGAAAGACAAAAAACCTCGGCAAATTTTTGTAGACACACTTGAAGATGTTTCTGATTATGCGGATGCGTTAACAGCTAAAGGCTATGACTCTTATTTTGCATTAGCTTCTTTCAATAACAACGAAGACGGACGCACCCTAGCCAACGCCAAAGAACTTAAATCTTTTTTCTTAGATATTGATTGTGGCCCTAACAAAGATTACGCCGACCAAGCAGATGGTTTAGCCGCTACCAAAGCATTTGTAAAAGCCACTAAGCTCCCTCCCCCTACGGTTATCGTTAATTCAGGCCGTGGTATCCACGTTTATTGGGCTTTAGAACAGGCTCTTTCTAAAGACGAGTGGCGACCCCTATCCGAAAACTTAAAAGCTCTCTGTGCCAAACACGGGTTCCGTGCTGACCCTGCGGTGACTGCCGATACTGCACGCATCCTGCGGATTCCTGAGACGCTTAACTTCAAGAACCCCGAGAACCCACAACCAACCTCGATACTAATGACTCGCACAACGGTGAGTATCGACACCCTAAAAGAAGTTTTAAGTAGTGGGGATAACCCCCTTGACATACCGGGTACAAACCCATTTAAACGCTCACTTGATGCTACGACTTTGGCATTGATGGGTAACTACGAAGCCAAATTTAAAACCATTCTGCTCCAATCCGTGCAAGGTGAAGGCTGTGCGCAGATAGCACATATCTATGAGAACCAAGAATCAATAGAAGAACCTTTGTGGAGAGCGGGGTTGTCAATAGCCCAACACTGCTCGGATGCTGAAAAAGCGATCCACGTAATATCTAAGAACCATCCCGATTACAACAAACAAATTACTATTAAAAAGGCTGGGGAAACCAAAGGCCCCTACACCTGCGCAACTTTCAAGAAACTAAATCCCAACGTCTGCGAAGGATGCCCCCAGAAGATTACATCACCCATTCAAATTGGTAGAGAAATCATAGTCACAGAAGGGGGAAAAGAGGTTGTTGATGTTGAGAGCATTACAAAAGAAGAACGCAAATACATCATTCCAGAACTACCGTTCCCATACTTTCGAGGCAACAACACCGGTGTTTATCGTCGAGCCGATCCCAACAAAGAAGATGACAAAGACGAACTTATTTATGCGTATGACTTTTATGTGGTCAAGCGCATCCACGACCCCGAAGATGGGGAAACCTTATTACTACGACTGCACTTACCCCGAGATGGCGTGCGTGAGTTTGTTGTGCCCCTCAATGCAGTCTTGTCGAAAGAAAAGTTTATCGGAGCAATCGCCGCGCAGGGTATGGCGGTACTAGGTAAAAAACAGGACACACTTATGAATTATGTAGCTCGGTGGGTAGAGCATCTGCAATCTACAAGCAAGTCAGAGATAGCACGCAAACAGTTTGGTTGGCTCGACGACAACAGCGCATTTGTAGTGGGTGATCGAGAAATCCTTGCTACAGGCGAAATTAAATACAGTCCCCCCACGGCAGTCACATTACCTATTCTGCCTATCCTACAACCCAAGGGTGACTTTCACATTTGGAAAGATGTTATCAACGCTTACGGGCGTGCTGAGATGCAAGGACGAGCTTTTGCTTTCTTTATGGGTTTTGGTGGCCCTTTGATGAAGTTTGTTGGT